TGGGCAGATCCTCGGGTCGTCGGCTCTGGCTCTGCCCTTGGACGCTGGCGTTCATGATCCCCTGCTGCCTGCGCAGGTCCCACAGGTGGCGGACCGTCATCAGCACCCCACGGCGCAAGGTGGGGGGCAGATCGTCGCTGGTCCACCCGGCGTAGTACTTCGCGCGGATGGCGTTCTTGGCCCGGCTCCAGGCGTGGCTGCTGCTGTACGTGAGGGCCACCTGGCCATCGCCCAGGAAGGCGGTGCTGTAGGCGCTGGATGCCACCACGTTGCCATCCCAGTCCCATGCGGCGTCGTCGGCGATCTCCACGATCTCGTCTACGGGGCGGAAGTGCAGGCGGATGCTGCGCGGGTCGGTGGTCATGGGTCCGCTGATGTACTCCTGCCACAGCGAGCGCTCCAGGGTGTAGCCTGCGCCCGGGGTGCCCCATCCCAGGTATTGGGCCACCCAGCTGTCGGCGTCGCGGATCACCTTGCCGAGGTCCTCGTCCTGACCCGAGCTCACCCCAGGGATCACCGAATAGGCTTCGGCGACGGTGACCACGTTCCCAGGATCATCGAGAAGGAGCAGGCTCATCGGTCAGCCTCGAAGCTCGTGGAATGTCATCGAAGAGCGACAGGACGACGCCCCGTCGAGGGTCCGTGCGATCAGCCAGAACTCATCGCGGTCGTCATAGTCGCCGTCTCCAGAATCGAACCGCCGTCCGAGCCGCGGAGGCAGGGTGAAATTCTCGTCCCCGACCCCCCCACGGCTGAATTGTGCGGCTCCAACGTATCGGTGGTCGATCTGGTGCTCCCAGTCCCCATCCGTGATCGTGCCTGTCGTCTCGGACCATTCGACCGCGCTGTCGCTGTTGACGTCGCTGAACGTCCCGGCGTGGTTCGGGTTGCGAACGATGGCGTACTCGATCGGATCTGCCGAGTCGAGGTTGATCGTCTGGGTCGCGATGAGCTCGATCGTCGCATCGGTGAACGTTGACTTCGCCCGAATTCCGATCACGGCGTTCCAGTCGGAGCTCTCGGTGACGTCGACGGTCGACCCGCTGTTGACCGTGTAGGTCGGGCCTGGCTCGATCTTGCTCCCCTCGCGGAGGACAGCTGCGCAGATCTGGCGCATAGTGACCGACCCGGAAGGGGTCCCGTTGGCCCGGATCCTGTACCTGACTGGCAGGGTCGCTGTCCGCATGTAGGGACCGAAGATCCCGTTCGCATGGTGGAACGTGTGCGCTACGTAGAGCCGGCCGTCCACGACGAACCCACACCGCACCGTCCCCACCCCCAGCCACTCCAGATCGATCCAGAAGATCTGCGCCTTGGTGAAGTCGAGTTCCACTCCGGACTGGCCGGTCCCGTCCATCGGGTCGTCCCAGCTGGACCTGGGTACGGCTTGGGATGCCGCCCCAGTCGCCTCGATCCGAAGCTGGATCGAGCCGTTGACGCAGCCCAACAGGATCCCGTCGTCCCCGTCGTGAAGGCCCAACTCCATCGTTACGAGCTCGTCGACCGATCCCCAGCGGAAGGTCCCGAAGAACAGCACGCTTTGTCCAGCCCGATAGACGAAGCGCTCTCGGGTCTGCCTCACCACCTCGTCGCCAGCGGTAGACACCGTCATGGCCACGTATTTCGACGTCGCGACGTGGGTCGACGTCCCGTCACCGCTCGTTTTCTCGGTGACGATCTCTGGCCGCTTGCTGTGGTCGTGGACCAGCGACAGCAGCACGACCGGCTGGCTGACCCGCTGACGGCCGAAGGCGTCGAGGTTGACCCCGCCGAGGACACCTGGCGAAACGATCAGGGGGTTCTCGGCGACGCCGACCTGATTGCCGCTGTCGTCGACGACGGCGACTCCCTGGGAGGCCACCGAGTCGCTGTCCTCGAAGGTGCGGAACTCCTGGCCAGTGGCTACTTCCCGGCGCTTCTCACTGCTCTTCGTCAGTGCCATACAGGCTCCCTACGTGCGGTGGCGAGGCCCACACCAGGGGAGGGCAACGGGTGAGGTACAGCTCATGCGCAACCACCCTCCCCTGGTGGGGCGATCAAATCTGGACGATCTCCCAGATCACGGAGCCGCTGAACGCCACGCCGGTGGTCCCGGTGTCCGCCTTCCCGAACACCAGCTCCTCGCCTTGCTCCACCACTGCGATGGCCCCGGATGGGTTGGCATCCTGCACCTCGGCGGTCTTGGCAGTCAGCGCCCCGCCTGCGGTGGTGGTGGCACGGCTGAAGATGTTGGTGCTGCCGTCGCCGAAGGTGAGCGTGGTGTAGTCGGTGTCGTCAGCCCCAACGGCGTCGTCGGCGACCAGGTACACGTTCTTGATCTTCCACTTGCCCGGGAACGGGCAGACCCAGGCGACTTCCTGGTCGGTGCCGGCGGCAATCGGGGTCCCGGCGCCCATCTGGAGAATGCAAAGGTGACGATCGGGTCCCATGACCCCTCCTGTGTTGGTTGGAAATCAATAGATCAAAGTGCAATACCCGGGGGCAAAGGCCCCCGGGGGCCTGCTACAGCAGGTTGTAGTAGGCAGACACGGGCTTCTGGGTGGTGTCGGTCGGGTCATCAAGGGGCGTGAACAGCGTCCGCACGGTGGCGACCTGGTTGTACACGCCACGGGTGATGTCCTTCCCGACCTCGATCCGGCGAGCCCGGCGGTTCACCATGAGGAACCGGCTGCGGATCACGTACAGCGCCACCGACTTCGTCTTGGTGGTGTCGTCGTAGACGCCAGAGGCATTCAGGTCGGCGGGCACGAATCGGTTCACGACCACCGGCTGCCCGTACAGGAAGCCCACCTGGCCGGGGAGGCCACCGGCCTCCAGGCCCATCATCCCGGTGAGGATAGGGGCCGAAGAACCTGCCTTCTCCCAGGTGTAGAAGTCGCTGAAGGTCAACGCCTTCTTCAGGAAGAACTCCGGGCTCCACAGGAACATCCCGTCGCCCATGGCTCCCTCTGCATCGCAGAGTGCCCGCATGGCGGCCATGCCTGCGCCCGTCTGGCTGCCGTTGCCGTCGGCCTCGGCGCTGACGTCGTTGGCGTAGGCGCGCAGGCCGAGCCACGCCTTGCGGTGGTCGGCGTCGGTGCCCAGGCCAGTGGACCCCCAACGTCCGCGGATGTCCCAGGCGCTGATCGTGTCGCGGTGCGTGGCTGCGTTGTCGGCGTTGATGATGCCGTCGTCGATGCCCTCGGTGATCGCCTTGGCCAACTCCATCTGTCCGATCTCGAACGCGCTGATGAAGGCGTCCTCGGCGCTGTCCTCGTACACCAGCTGTCGCACCGCGATGGTCACCGGATCGAAGGTGCGCTTCGCGGTGATCAGGGCGCTGGCAGCGTACTGCGCCGGGTCCAGGTTCGCCGCCCCTGGTGCGCTCTTCAAATAGGGTCGCAGGCCCCTGGTGAGGAACGGCCACCGGAAGGATCCGGATCCGTCCACCTCGACGGAGGCGAAGGCCTCGGACAGCTGCGCCAGGAATTCCATCTCGCGGATCAGCTCGGGCACGGTGCCCTCGTCGATCCACTCGGTCCCGTACGCGGTGGCCTCGGTGAAGGTCTTCTGGATGGCCCCACGCACCGGCTCGGGCGCGCAGGCTGCGAGGCGCCGGATGGCTGCGTCGCACTTGGGCGTCGGGCGCCCTCCCATCCACATCTTCACCATGTTGCGCCGGGTCACGGCGTGCTGGAACCGCTTCTGCCACAGGTTCTTCGCCTGGGGGTCATCGACCAGCCCGGGCTGGTAGCCCTCGGTCGGATGCTCGTAGCCGTAGAGGCGCACCACCGGGGCGTCGCTCTTGGTGGCCTCCTCGTAGGTACCCGAGGTCATGTAGTGACGCCGGCTGCCGTCACTGGCCTTGAACGCCTTGTTGGTGCCGGTGATCACGCCGTGCTCGCGAACGTCCTGGCGGTCGACCACGCAGTATTCCCGCAGGTCGTCGTCGGACCCGGCGAGGACCTTGCGGTTGCTGCGCTCGCGCTTCATCGCGGCGACGTCAGCGCTGATCTTGTCCAGGCCCTTCTGGAAGGTGGCCACGTGCTCGGACGTGACAGCCTTCTCGCCGATCGCATCGACGTCGGACTTCATCGCCTTGACGAAGGCGATCACGTCCTGGGGCGTGTTGAGGGGAGTGTCGGTAGCGGCCATCAGGGCCTCCTTGATGATGTCCGCTACGCGGACTCGTTGAACCAGTCTTCGAAAGTGTTGGGCTTGCCCGCCAGGGCCTTGGTCCATTCAGCGAACGGATCCGGCTCGGGCTGGGGCTCGGGGGTCTTGGCCTGGGGTGCGCTGCGCACCGTGGGCTCGGTGAGGTTGAGGGCGATCAGGACCATGCGGCGGAACTGCTGGTTGCCCCGGAAGGCGCCCTCGATCACGTCGAGGACGGCCTTGGCAAAGGTGTCCTCGCCGTCCTCCTCCTCGGGCATCGCCCGGGTGAGGGCCTGCGCGTTGGCCGGGATGCTGACGGCGCTGATTTCCAACAGCTCGTTGTCGGTGAGCAGCATGCCGTAGTCGTCCAGGTCGTCAGCGCGATCGTCATCCATCTCTTGCAACTGCACCTTGCTGAACACCTTGTGAGGCCGGAACCCCACGGAAACAGCGTTGAGGAAGCCGTTGCGGAACTGCGCTGCCACCCGGCGCCCCAGGGGGTTCTCGGGGCTCTCGTCCCACAGGATCGAGGCCACCAGGTTGCCATCCTTGAGGCCGATGTCCACGACCCGCCCCACCGGGCCCAGGCTGGCGTCGTGGTTCCAGAGGGCGATCGGGTTGCCCTTGAACGAATCCAGCTGCCAGGTCTGGTCCACGATATCGCCGACGCGGTCCCGGTCGGGGGTGCTGGCGATCACGTCGGTGACGGTGCCCTTGACGTCTTCCTTGGGTTTCTGCCCCTTTTCGGTGCACCAATCGGCGTAGCTGATCGAGCGCAGCACGGGTGCCAGCAGATCGTATCGGGCTGTCACTTGTCCTCCTTGGGAGCCTTGGTGGGCTTGAGGGCCCAGGTGGGTGCTGCTGCCAGGTAGCGGACCAGGCTGGCCAGCGCCCTGGAGGGCGGAAACTCCTTCACATGGACCTTCTTGCCGATGCGCACTTCCACGACGTGGGGCTTGCCCGTCTTGACATCGCCTGCGGTGATGGTGATCTGCTTCATTGTGTGGCTCTACTTTACAGCACGGGTATGGTTGTGCAACGACAGTTGATGTCCTCGCCGGCGATCCCAAACAGCCCGGGGCCATGCGCTTGGGCGCCGCTGTGGTTGCCAGTCACCAGGGTGAACTGCTCGGTGGCACCTACGGTCTTGCCATCCATGGGGCGATGCGTCATGCGCACGTGAGCGGCGTCCCGGCTGGTCAGCCACTGCTTCTGCAGCTTCTTCCCGGTGACGTCCTCGTAGGCTTCATAGGCCAGCTGCTGGCCTGCGCTGACCGCCCGGGTGGTTTCGGTGCGTGCAATCCGCAGCGCCCTGGTGGGGGTGAACGCGACGCTCTGCTGGATGGCTTGCTGGATTTGCGCAGTGCTGTCCTCGTTGGCGAGCCCGCTCTCCACCGTCTGGCGCACGATCTCCGCAGTGGTTTCCCCTACGTCCTCCACGAACTGCTCGGCCATGCGGCGAACCACCGGCTCGGACTCCAGTGGTAGCGTCCCCACTGCATCCAGCTGATCCGACGCATCGTCGAAGGCCACCTCGATCCCGCGCAGCAGCTCGGGCAGGTAGGCAGCCCGAAGGGCATCGTCCTCGCCGGTCATGATCAGGTTGATGTCGTCGTCGGTGAGGAACTGTCGCACCACGTAGTCGGGCCCGTTGGCTGCACGCTTCTGGCCCTCCAGCCAGGCGCCCACCTTCATCACGATCCGCTTGGCCTGCTGCTGCAGGAACCGTCGCATACGGATCGCCATGCGCCGCTCGACCGGCGT